ATAGGGATACTTGAGACTCTTCTTGATGTCATTAATTGCGAACAAACTTTCCTTATTACTCATAACAACATGTTTGACAATTATCCTGTCGATATTATTATGACGTCGGATGTCTCTATTGACAACTATCGGAATGTCAATATTCTTTTTAAGGCTTCATAATACCTTTCGGATTTTCAAAATTGATAATTATATATTATAGATATGAATCGTCAATATAATTAATAAAATAGGAGGACTTACATTTATGAAAAATCATCGAACCAATAAACGCTGGAATGATGAAGATATCGTGTACTTGTTTACTCTGATGAAAGCGCTCAGGGAACAAGGACATTCCAATTCGTCTTCGTTCAAAATCATTTCGGAGAACTATATCCGAGTTTCTCCGTCTGCACTTCTCGGTGCTTATACTCGCTTCCGTAAAGTTGAACGGTATCGTCTTATTCTCGAAGCCGATACTTCAACTGCCGAAACAGATCTTATGGAAGCTATAGCAATCGCTCAAAAGGCGGATGCTCTTTCCACACAAGAGATCGAAGAACGAGATCGAGTAATTGAACGTTTGAGAGAAGAGATAGATTCTCTCAATTTGTTTATCAAGGTTATCACAGGACAAAATCAGGAATACGCAAAGAATGAAAAAATTTTACGTAATACTATCAGAGAAGAACAGCAGCGTAGACAGGCTGCCGAAATGATGCTCTTGCAAATGGAAGAGCGGATACGCCATTACGCTGCAGAGGTCAGGTCATTGAAAAATGAGCTCCTCGATTTCCACGAAAAACGAGCAGAATACGAAGCTATCGTAAGTACATTCCGGCAGCTTCGTAGCATGGTTGATAAAGAGCTCGGAGAGAATCGGGCTCAAAGATTCAAAATGGAAAGAAACGGAAATCTTATTCGTGCATAAGAACAACAATAAAAGAGGATGATGGTAAAATCCATCATCCTCTTTTATTTTTTTATTCGATTGGAGCAGAGTATTCAATTACTTTATAGGTAACTCCTCTACCATCAGTCATACGACGACCGTCTGCACTAAATTTAACAGAACCGACGTCTTTCTTTTTAGGGAGAGGATAGTCGGGAACTTCTTGACCGTCACGGTTTACAGCAATAAATTGCCACGAACCGTCGTCAATACATCTTTTAACACAAATATTTATTCCCTCATTCTCATATTTGAGATAAATATCTGCTTCAGGTGCCCTATAGAAAGATCGAACACTATCATCTCTTTCATTTTCCAGTCGATTCAAGATCATATCATAGATTCTTTCGCGCTGGTAGTCACTATTTCCACGACGGGATTCAATTTCTTCAAGAACTTCATCATCGTCATCATCATCTTGGCTACGAGGAGCAAATCCCATTCCACCAGCACCTTGAATAAAGTTATTTCTACCAACATTATTAAATACCCGAGAAAGATATGCTGCGGCAATTTGGTCTCTAGAGATATCACCTTCTTTATCCCGAGCTTCTTTCTCTGCTTTAAATTTAAGATCTTGAATTGTTTTCTTAATGGCTGCAATTTCTTTAACAATTTGAAGTTTACTTGCTTTACTGGACAGGATTGAGACTATAAGGTCATTGGTATATTTGCTAATACCCCTAACCTTACTAGCTTCCAAAGCATGATATTTTTTCTCCAGAGATTTACCGAATTTATTCACTTCTTCCAAGAGATCATAAAGAATAGTTAACTCTTCATCGAATTTTTTCTCGAAGTCACTTTCCCGTTTCTTATAATTTTTTTTCTGGTCTTTACTAATTTCCTCAGTAAGATCGGTTTCTTCATCATCTCTGAACATGTCATCCGCTTCGAGGAATGTGAATTTTCGTTCTTCTTTTTGCTCTTCTCCTTCATCATCGTCGTCGAAATTTTTACTTAGTGAGAAATCAACTCCATCAAATAAACCTTCTTTTCCTTTCTTTTTCTTCTTTTTCTTTTTATCCTTCTTACCTAATTTCGTCAACAATAGGGGCTCGTTTCTCTCTTCATCGAAGCTAGCCTTTGAATTAGTACCGGGAAGCGGTTTAAGAGACTTGAGACCCTCAATAATATTGACTTTCTCATCAATATCAATATTAATTACAAGCAAACCGTTCTTCTCCATCTTGGTTGCACCTCCAGTTTATCTCTTTATTAAAGTGTTTTCAAGATGCTAAATTAATTAATCTGTAGTTTATATATTATTTTCTCAGAAATAAAGTGAGATTCTTTTATAAAGACAGGTTAACATCAATGTAACTAGTAATTTACGGGGTGTGATAAACTTGAAATTTATACCTCATAGAAATAAAGAAAATACGATGTTGTTAAATGTTATGTATCATAATAAAAAAGTTGGTGGGGATGCAGACTATCTTGATATTATCTATAAAGATCTTGATACGGGAGAAAAATTTGTTGAAACAATTAGAGAGCCTGAAATTGAGATTTATTTTACAAAAGAAAAATATCGTAACTACGATTATAATAAATTATTTATTGAACTCGATCAGACAGAGATGCATAGATGTAAATTTAACAATCTTCCCTTCTATATCGCCCAGCAAGCGGGTGACATGTTTAAAAAATTTATTGAAGATTGTAAAGCTACAGGTAATTGGGGTAAAATTCATGAAATTCATAAATACCCATATGTATTTGGTTCAGATTATGATATCGAAAACTGGGTGAGAATTCAATGGGTTTTACACAACGACAATGATCGACCCAAATATATTACAAAGCAGTTTCTCGATATTGAGGTTGACAGCTATAAGTTTGATGGGTTTCCGAAAGAGGGAGAATGTCCCATTAATGCAGCAACCATTGTAGATAAAGAGAGTAAATCAGTATTCACTTTTCTTTTAAGAAATCCTGAAAACCCATTAATTGCAGATTTTGAAGCAAGAGTGGATGAGTTTATTAAAGAACTCCATGATGACTTTGATGATGTTTATGGAGTGTTGGATTACAATATTTACATGTATGATGATGAATGTGATCTCATAGTTGATATGTTTAAATTGATTAACACTCTTAAACGGGATTTTATGTTGATTTGGAACATGGGCTTCGATATTCCGTACATTATCGAACGCCTGAAGAAACTCGGATTAGATCCCGTAAGAGTTATGTGTCATAAAGATTTCAAAGTCAAATATCTTTTCTATAAGAAAGATTATAAAACTTTCTCCATTCCCAATAAGGGAGACTATTTTAGAATTTCTTCATATACAACGTATCTCGACCAAATGATCAATTATGGCGGACTTAGAAAAGGTCAAGGGGAGATCAGATCCTTTTCTCTTAATGCAGTTGCAGAGAAAGAGATTGGTGATTCTAAGCTTGATTACAGCGAAGCTGCCAATATCAAAACATTAGCATGGGTTGATTATTGGCTTTTCGTTAAATATAATATAAAAGACGTTCTTCTTCAAATGGGAATTGAGGATAAAACCGGAGATACTGATAATATTTATCAACGAGCATATGCAAATGCTACTGTATATCACAAAGTATTCAAACAGACGGTGTTCCTTAAGAATCGGGCCTATGTTGAGTTTTATAAACAGGGTCTGATTATTGGGAATAACATCAACGTTGATTACGGTGAGAGTACTAAGAACAAAAAAGCACAAGAATCGGATGAAGGCGATGACGATGAAAAGTTCGACGGTGCATTAGTTGCAGACCCCATGCTTAATTCACATACTGGGGTTAAGATTTTTGGAAAAAGAAGCATGTTTATTTACGATAATGCCGTAGATATGGACTTCTCGTCCATGTATCCAAATATAATTATAGCATTCAACGTTGCACCTAATACTATGATTGGAAAATTGATCATTGATAGTTCAATTGGGGAAGTTAGTCGTAAGATTCAAAATTCGGATAACAGTGACATTGATGACAAAGGTAAAGAGTTTGTAGACAATTATCTTATTGGAAACTATGGGCTCATGGGAACCAAATGGTTTGGTCTCCCTGGTATTCTTGAATTGGATAAGAAAGTTCGTGAACAGTTTGGAATCAAGAATAGAAAGAAATATAAAGTTCCTGAGTTGTATGGAAATACACATTTTATCGACAAATTAGTTATCGAAATTGGGGATGATGGTAATGGACAACCTTAAAGTAGATAAAAAAATCATTAAGAAAGTAGAAGAATTGAATAAGGTAATGAGACGTATGTGTAAGGTCTATTGCCTTTTTGGAGACGGAATTGCATTACCTTATCAAAATAGCAAAGTTATTGATATAGGATACCATTTTGCTCAATCAGAGACAATACAGGAAATTGTTAGTGCGATGACAAATTCCGGATTTCTTATACTCAATGGTGTAAAAATTTCCGAAGTTTTTAAGGATTATAAGAAATCCGAAATTGAAGAAATTGTAGTAGATAATAATCTGATTAAAATAAAAGTCTCTACGGATAAGAAAGAATTGAACTTTGTTATTGGCGAAATAAGCGATTCGATTATTCCCAATATCTATTTCAAAGTGAAAGAGAAAATTAAACAATTCAAGCAAAAGTCTATTAAAATGAGCGATGAAGCCACTCAGACATTGCTTGACGGTGAGATACTGATTCATCAGTATGAAGATTTTCGGATTAAAATGTCAAAAGAATTATTACCCACATTGAAAAATAGTTCAGATATATGGTTCTTGTTTTCGGAAATAAACGAAGAAATTTTCGAGGCTGTATTGATGGATGAGAATAATTCAATATCCTCTTTTCATCTTTATAGCTGTATAAAGATGCCCACTGATTAGAGAGCATAAGTTATGCTCTCTTTATTTTTTTGCAAAAATCCGACTATAATTTACTCAGTCGAACAGATCTATAAAATAAGTTGTAGTAAAGGTGGTCGGTTATAAAATGGCTAAAACTAATAATAGAAGAACTATAGTCAGAAGAATAGAAAAACCTCTCCAAAGACTCAATTCACTATTCAACGAATATATAGAAAATCTCGGCTCTCCTAATCTCAAGCGAGAAAGGGAACTTGAGAGAATCTCTAATGAGATAGATGATGTTATTTATGATGACATCAAAGAATTTACTAAATATACAGGAGATGATATCTCTGTTTTCCTTGTAAAACTTTTTAATGAGCAGGATAGGGAAAATAGTCTGAGAAACAATCCGAAATCTATGGAGGAAATTTTCTCGGACGAATCCGGTAGCGGTATCTTTAGTTTCTTCTATGAACGTTACAAGAATCAAAATCTTCTTTATGAAGATCTGAATATTATTTGTAATCAGCTTTTTGAACTGAAAGAAGCACTTAATACTACAAGAGACGCTATCGTATCTGCAGACGATCTTTCATCCTATGTTTCTTGCAGCCTGACCTTCAAAAATCAGGAGACTGGTAGTGAAGATAAATTAGGTTTAAGAGATACCGTGGAAAACATTCAAAAGAAATTCCAACTCCTTCAAAAACTCAAAGACCATATTATTCCCAATACTCTCCAATATGGGAAATATTATGTCTATACTATTCCATACTCTAAGCTGTATCAGCAATATACTGAAAAGAAACAACGTTCCGAGCAAAGAATTAAATATACTTTAGAAGCCGTAAGTGATGAATTCGTAAAAAGTTTCAGAGAAGAATCTGATTTGAAAAATGTAAATTTGGCAGATTTGAAGAAGACGTTTAACAATGTTTTAGAAAATATTGAAGTTGTTAATGATGACATTCCTCTTCCTCTTGTTTTGGAGGGAGCAAATGATTTGGATGCTCTCTTCGGAACGGATAGTCCGTTTAGAAAGATGGCAGATAAAATTTCAAAAGATAGCATTAAGAAAAACGAGTCTTCCGCGTCTATGTATGCGGATGGAACCAAAGAACTTAAAGATTCTGAAAAAGATTTTTCCATGTTCAATGATTGCTATATTAAACTCATTGACCCTCGTCGTATGATTCCAATTAAAATCCTTGATCATACAATCGGGTATTATTACGTACATCAAGTTGCAACAGAGGTTTCTAGAACTCCTTTTTCACAAACGATCCGTGCTAACTTTACATTTGGCACACCCAAAGATTTAGAGACAAACTTTCTTTCTAAAATTACCGATAAGATCGTAAAGGCATTTAATAAGAAATTCCTGGAAGAGAATCATAAATTCAAAGAACTCATTTTGAACTCACTGATTTATAATGATATTTATAAAAAAGATCTCAGATTCCAATTCATTCCAGTCGATTACGTCACCGAATTCCATGTGAACAGAAATGAAGAAGGTGAGGGGCAGTCTATAATTATGCCTTCTCTCTTCTATGCTAAACTATACCTTGCGTTGCTCATTTTTAAGATGGTTACTATCATTAGCCGTTCCAATGATACCAGAGTATACTATGTGAGATCCTCCGGAATCGATGCGAACATAGCTAATAAGATACAAGAAATAGCTCGCTCCATCCGCGAAAGACAAATCAATTTCATGGATCTTCTCAACTACAACTCAATGATTTCTAAAATCGGCCATGCAAAAGATATCTTCATGCCTATAGGAAGAAGCGGTGAAAGAGGTATAGATTTCGATATCCTGTCTGGGCAAGATGTCCAGTTGAATACTGAACTCATGGAACTTCTTCGTACTGCATATATTAATTCCACTGGTGTTCCTTCAGTTATTATGGAGTACATCAATCAAGCAGACTATGCAAAAACTCTGGTTATGGCAAATGCAAAATTCCTGAGACGTGTTATCAGCTATCAGATGGATTTCAATAACTGTACCACAGAGCTTTATAAAAAGATTCTTCGTTTCACCAGTAGTACTATCGACGATGATATTATCGAAAGCTTTGAATTTAAACTTATGCCACCCAAATCTCTGAATAACACCAACATGTCGGACATTGTCTCTAATGCCGATGTAGTTATCAATATGCTCATTAAGGCAATGACCGGCGAACAATCCGAACAGACTGAATTTGATAACAAACTCAAAGACATTCTTTATAGGAATCTCGCTAAGGAAGTTCTTCCGATGTTGCCGTGGAATCGTGCAGAAGAAATACTTAGAGATGCTTTTGTTGAAGTGACTAGACTCACAGAAAATAAGAAAAATAGACCCGAATCTGATAATTCCGGTCAGTGAAAAAAAACATAATAAAGATCCCATACCGTACGGTATGGGATCTTTTAATTTTATTACTGCGTAGGCCAGTCGCTGATTTGAGGTACGGGCATGTTGTTGACGTTGTCGATAGTGTAACCCGAGTTGAAATCCAGGAAATTGCGAAGAATCTTATATTTCGTAATAAGTTGTTTTGCAATGGTGTTGATTTGCGGCGATTCGTACTTAACGCAGCTGAACGGCACGTCAACTTGGACTACCGGGTGTTGACCCGATTCGTAGTTGAAGTGATCCTTCTTGACGTTTTTCGGAATCATGTTCGTCAGCAGGCACGCATACTCGATACCGTCTTCACGGCCGGTCGGGTCAGTTTGTACATAGATTGCTTCGGCAACATGGTTTGCTTGGTTGTAGACAATACCATCTTGACCAATAGCACCATGATAGTGACCGATACCGGTGACCGGGTCCGAAATACCAGAGATCCACATCTCCGTATACTCACGTACCGGCGAACCAGTGAATTCATAGAGACGGATCGTCACCTCGGTCGTTTCGTCCCGAGCCGTCGACGGAACGTCGAACGAGCGGGCGTTGTAACCACCCGTGACTTGTTCGAATTCAAGCGTCGTGTTTTGGATACCGTCGATACCGACGAATCCATATTCAAGCATATGCTTGAAGTTCTTAGTCTTATTCGGGAAGATTTTATTCATAAAAACCGGCATCTTAACAAAAAAGATACGGGCATAACCAGTACGCAGAGGCGAGTATTGCTCAATTACTCCGGCCTTGGTGTTGAGACCGCCAAGGAACAAAGAGTACTGAGTGATTTTGTCACTGGGTTGTTTGATGTTAGTCTGAAGCGTAGTCTCAGCCATTTATTCCATCTCCCTTCTATTTTTTTATTTGTATTAGACACGCGGATTAATGTCAATTTCGACAATACCGCGCTTACCAAGCGTACGGAAGACAACACTCAGGTAGCAATGGAGAATGCTACGTTGTTCTTCCCACGGCGACATTTGGAAAGTAACTGACCCTTCACGGATCTTGGTTCCGATGTACGGAGCAATCAAGCGTTGAGCGGTTTCAGTAAACCGAATACGGTCTTCGGCTTCAGCAAAGTTGTATGCAAGCGAGCTGACCATATTTTCAATCATACGCTTGAGTTCAAGCAGGACGTGCATATTGTTTTCTTCCGAAAGATCAGACCAGACATTTTGAGACGTCGTTTGAGTACCGCGAACGAACGTATTCTCAGCGATAGCTTGGAAATAGTTCAGACGCAGCAAGTAAAGTTGTTCTTTGACGTCTCCGTCGTCAGCGTCGACTATCGGAGCAAGCGAATTCTTGATGTGGCCCGTAAGCAGGGCGTAGTTTTCACCCGTGAACGGAATATGGTTTCCGTTGGTGATAAAGTGCATCGGAAGGGCATTGGCATAAAAGTACGTGATAGTGACCGGAATAATCTTACCGGTGAACGGATCGCGCGTCTTGTAGTGCTGGAACTCTTTCGAGAACACCCTGTCGCCAACGTTCTTCATGGATTCGCCCCATGCGATAGCATCCGTTACAGAGTTCAGAATGCCAGCATCAATGAACCCATAAGCATCATAACGTTTGGTCATGAGCGTGATGAGTTCACTCTTGACTTCTTCCGGGTAGCCGGCGTCAAAGATGAACTGGCACGGAGTACGACGCTTACTCAGAATTGCGCGGTCATATTCACCGCGGAATGCCTTCTGATAAGCTTCAATGATAGCTTCTTCACGGATAGCGAGGTTTGCTTCTTCATATGCAAAAGAGCCGTCACTACCACCTGCAAGCGGAATACCGGAAACAGTATCCAGAGATACATAATCCGGATCTTCCGTGTCATAAGCAATACCTTGAATGGGTTGACCGTCTTTGTCTTTACCATACAGGAAGTCGAAAGTTTCGAACGTCAATTCTGTTGTCGGATTAATTTCTTCCTTGTACATATCAAAGATTGCCTTGAAGGAATCCACGATAACGGTAATGTTGATCTTGTTGCTACCGTTTTCCGAATCGTTAACAACGTCTTCGAAGAAAAGGGACGTCGTTCCTTGAACGGAATCCGGGCTCAGAGTTCCCTCAAAGACTTCTTTCCGTTTAAGGCTGTTTTCAAGCTCATAAACTTCAAGACGATAGTTCTTGTATTCATTTTCTTTGTCTGCTTGAATAGCCGTAGAAATACGATAACGGAAAGCGTCACCATATACACCACGACCATGCGAATTCAGAATAAACAGAGGATAGGTCATGAAACCATCGGCATCAGGATCGGTATCCGTCATGGCTTCAGCCAGCGGAAGCAGTTCTTCTTTGTCCGTGATGTTGCCAATGTTGGACACTTGGAAACGGATAAGAAGACGTTTAACCGGGGTCGAGCCAGAAATAGTATCGACCTTCACTTTTGCTACAACGACACTATTTGCATAAGATGCGTCGTCAGGCATAACACGCATGCAATATGCGCGAGTCTGACCCGACGAAAGGAACGCGTACGGCATGTAGATCGGCTGACCGTACTTGCTGTAGTCCGGCCTACCAAACTCTTCGATGAATTGAGTGCGGTTAGCCATTTCAAGCAGTACACCGTCTCTACCCTTGCCAGATGTGAATACGAACAGCGACCTAATACCGAGATCCGGTTGAGACGTTTCTTCAACGAATTCGGTATTATCATTGATGATGGTCTGAACAGTCGGATGTAAATAATCCGGGATAATTTGTCCAGGTTGCGGCATATCGTCTACCTCCTATACTTATTTTTAATTTAATGTTCTTTGGAGACCCTACATCTTTATGATTTTTTCGATTGGTGACTCAGATTCTTCTTTATTATATTTATTGATATTGAGAGATGTTGTAATCATTGAGTCAATATCTTCAAAGGTAAGTGCTGCAAATGTTGAGTTTCTAGCACAAATCTCACGAATATTTGCAGCTTTATATGCATATTGGGAAACTTTTGGATCTTTACCAACAACTTTAGCGAACGTTTCCTCTGGTTTCTTTTTGTTACGATATATTTCGGAAACAATAATTTCAAGAACGGTAGATGTTACACCGAGTTTAACGTTGTTAATTTCAAGATTTTTCTGCCAAATCTTTACAATTTGATCATATGGGATAGTCGGGGGTACTTTTCCCCTAAATAAAAGATTGATAAAAAGTTCTACGTTAGAAGCATCTTGAGGAAAGCTATTGGCCATAACTTTGTTATTCTTAAAGAATTTGGCAACTCTGTAACGATCCAATACACCGTCGTCTCCGGGAATAAGTTGAAGTTCTTTTGTTTCAGTCTCTGAGGGATAGATGTTGATCATGGATGGAAGATTAAATGTTTCCAATTTTTCTGATCTTCCATTTTCATCAAACATTCTCACATTGAATAGACCAAATACATTGATTGAAGAACCATAGTCTTCTGCTAACTTACCCTCGAAGTAAAATTCTGGAATATATGCCTCCATATAATGACCGACAAAGATAATGTTCTCTCCGTCATTAAGTAAATATTTTTCAATCATAATCTATATCACCCTTTCTATGAATGCAAAAAAATAAGGGGGTAAGAGTAGAAGTGAAATCTACTCTTACCCTATTGTTTTTTTATTGAATAAACAGATCGAGGACTTTGGAAATAGATGCTTTGAATTTTTCTTTCTTTGCTTCATCTTTGAAGCTGTCTGCAAAGAGTTTACGCACATTTTCTCCAAGACGAGCCAAAAACACACCGTCTTTATTAACAGACACATCTTTCTTATAAGCAATATATTTGATAACTGCAAAAAGGAAGACATTTGCATAAGGATGATACTTCTCGTCCAATTTAAGTTCAAGATTGTCAAAATCCGTAAGATCCGTTTTGATATTCAATTTAATAAGTTGCTTTTTATATTTTTCATATACACGATTTGCCCGAGAAATACTTTTAAGGTCTTCGATGGTATTGATAATCATCAGAGTACCTTTGTTCTTGTAGTGCTCATAGATTTCGTTGAGGTTTTCCGCTTCTTCATATGCTTGTTTAACGATTAGCAAACGCTCTCTTTCTTTACCAGTAGCAACTTCCAATCGTTTAGCCATTGTTTCTTCAATGTATGTTTCGAAATCACCAAATTGTTCAATAAGCTTGTTAAGCTCTTCCCTGGATTCAGCAATTTCTTTTTCAATCTTCGCCGTTTCCTCATCGATAACCTTTTGAGCATCAATGCTCTCCTTCATGAAAATAAGGAAATCGCGACGGAATTTGAACGATTCCTCCGGATTATTTATATCCAGAACAAGCTCAATAGTTCCGCCATCCTCGGTTTTGAAAAGATCCATAATTTCTTCATCCGAGGCATTTTTAATTTCTTCTATGGTCTTACTTTCAAGAATAGAAGTAAAATGATCGATCTTAGATTCGTCGTCACCGAGAAAATGCAGCCGACGTTCTTTCATTTGTTCATTGAGTTTCTTTACAGAATCGAGCATATTGTTAAGGCCAAAGAGATGCTTAACCCTAGCAATCTCAGCCTCAGTACTTCCGGGCTTAACCGCAACTTTCTCCCCGTTAACTTCAACGATTTGATACTCTTCTTGCTCAGCAGTTTGTTGTTCTTGCAGATTTTCATTCGTTTCATTAACAGCAGCTTCGACGTTTTGTACATTTTGGTTTTCCATCTGGATCTGAACTCCTTTTCTTTAGTTTTTTTATATATTAAGATTTATTTAAAAGCTTCATTTTTACCTCGGTCTGGATCTCGTCAAGTACATCATCGTAATCGCTTACAATGATATCCAAATAATCCCTGACAAAATTACCGAGAAGATTTCCTTCAAGAATAAGCTTTCTAATAATAGATGCATCGTAATTATCATCGCTAGCAATGTATTTAATAAAGTCAAGGGGTTCAATATCCATGGTTAAGATAAAATTAATAATTTTTGGAAGATTTGAAACAATTAATGCATCATCTTTGTTTTTAATTTTCTTTTTGGTAGCTACAGAGGTTACATCCTTTTTCCTTTGCTCATCTCCAAATTGTTCTACAAAGAATTTCTTATTTTTTGTAATATATTTATGAATGAATTTAGTTACATTTTTTCTATATCGGAGAATCAAGAAGTGATAAAGTGCAACTCCAGTCTCCATACTGTCTTCCAGATTATCAAACATGTCCAGATTGATCCCAAGATCAAATTTTTCATCAATCTGGGAAATAATGAAATTGAAGAAATCCATTGTAGATGAATTTAATTTCTTGAGAGATTCCTCATCATCAATAACTGTTTCTTTAACAATGCGGTATCTATCAATGACGTTGGAAATATAGTTCACATCGGTTGACAATGGGTTATTTATTTGATATCTGATGTTTTCCTTAATCAGCTCAACAGGAAAATCCGTGATCAAAATATCAGTTTCTGTCTCGGACAGAATCTCATACTCTTCTTCTTGGAAGTTGTTCATGAATATACCGTCCTTTCTATATTTATATATCTATTTGTAATAAAAAAAGTATAATTGTATAGGGCTGATCTTTACCCTATACAATTATACTTTTAGTTATTCAATTCATCAAAAAGATCCATATCTATCATATCCTCATCATACGCATCTTGATCTTCTACGTAGTTTTTAGGTCTAAGCATTGCATCAATCATATTGGATTCTCTTCGTGCACGCATTATTTCCATTGCCATATCATTTTGATAATCTGCCAGTGTTTTTGATCCTACGTTCTTAAATGCCTCTTTTAAATCCTCAGGTAATTCCTCATATATATCTTCATAATCGAGACCTTTATTTCGTTCGTTTTCATCAGGAAGAGATCCTTTAGTGAATCCAAACCTGGAAAGATTATTGCCGTGATAATACACATAAAGGACCATCAAATATGACATTACGTTGTCATCATGGAATCCTTGCCCTGCAACAATTTTTCCACCTTTTGTAACAACAAGACTCAAGATATCGTCTATTAAGAATTGGCCAATGAGTTTGTCTTTTTTCTCTTTGACATGTACATAAAGAAGTTCGAACATTCTTTCGCGTGATTTAGGACCAGTCCAGACACCAAACATACGACGTTTGTTGGCTTCTTTCTTGAGGAATCCTTTATTGTCAAGACGGTCGACGACACTTTCTTCCATCGGGTCTTTTACATTTTCAAAGTAAATATTTCTAGCAATTTCAGTTTGACGCAAGAATTCAATAATAGCACTACCTTTGTTTCGTTCGATGATAACGATAGCCCTAGGAATATATCTTCTGACTAACGTATAGATGAATTTTGTGAATTCAGCCTCACTGATGTATGGCGATTTAAATTCTGCTACGACTTTAAGAGTATAAGGGTCAACTATAGTCAGTGCTGAATTATCCCGCCTGTCACCATAACCACTTGCTACGTCAACACCAACCATATAAATTCTTTCTTTATCCAGTTCTTCATAAATATACAGAGGGAATAGTTTATTAATGAATATTTCATCTTTAATTATACCTTTCATATCAGGCAATGCATCGAGATCTTCAGGATCAAATGGCGAATCCTGAGAACCGCGCATACGTTTCAGCAAAATTTCACGCTTTATCTTCTGTGGGTTATTGTTAAGAATACGACATTGTTCGTTAAACCATTCTTCACCTTCACCCAATTGGGTGTAGCTGTATTCGATATAAACGATTTTATTCTCGGAACATTTTTCGATATATTCATTAATGTCATCCAAAGACCAGTCATAGAACTTTTCAGTCCATTTACAGGTCTTAGAGATGATCTCCATAGCATCTTGACCTGGTTGAGTATCCAAGTCGCCAGGAGTAGATGTAAATATACGACAATATGCAGAGTTATTTCTTTTTGCATTCCGTGCCGCCGTGACAAATGCAGGACCGGCAGCCTCAATAATTGTCTTAATAAACGGAGTGAACTCAACTTCATCGTAATATTGGATGGGTTGCGTATTACCCCGACCAATACCATCCGCTGTTTGTATAGATGTGGCCGAGGGTTTGGTGACGATTCTATTCTTATTCGTGGGATTCATAAGAGACTTGACATTATTACGTTCTTTAACTTCATCTCCATCTTCATCATATGCAATCTTCATTTGCATATAAGAAGGCAAGAGATCTCTTTGAGCTTTGAGACGTGCCAAGTTATTGATAGCGTCCTCAGATCTCTTATTAATGAATGCAATTTCAGAGTTAGTTGTACCAAACAGAAATGCCCAGTCTATAATTGCTATGGCTGATTGTGTTTTACCTTTCTGACGAGGTATGACCACATAATGGTCTATACCAAGAAGGAAGCAGAATGTTTGTGCCAGATTGGCCCGGTGAAGTTGATAAGGTATGCCGTTACCACCTTGGTCCGGAATTCTCACACATTCACGCAGGAAATACCAGGGGTTGACCATACATTCATTAATAATACGAACCATTTGGTCCTCTGTCAAATAGGGAGAGAACGGATCAACCCCTTGGAGTGTTTCATCATAGAGTCGAAGAAAAAACATATTATTTTTAATACCGAGTCTTTTTAAATCAACTGCAACCTGAAGGAACGATAGATTACGTGTTTTTATATCGTAAATAAAAGTTCTTTTCTTACCGGACATGAGAGACCAACTCCCCGATCTTAACCCTCATAGCCCTTAGGGTACTTAATAAAGACCCCGTATTGTTTGGGTTTGATGGGAGTTTCGAGGGCCATTATTCTCATTCGTTCAAGTTGGGCTTTGAAAGATTCGAGAGTATCCTTAGATACAGGAACCTTTTCCTTTTGACCATTTTTAATAAGATCAAGTGCAGCATTAATGACCGAAAGTTTATCATAGATAAGATCCAATACATAGATCTTGTCGTCTTCATTCTCAATACGACCAACTTCAACTGAGAGAATATCAATATCTGCTTGGGTGATTTTCTTTACTTTTCCATTTTTATCAAAGATACTGAGCAGACCCTCTTTTACAATGACGTTAAATTCATTGGTAAGATATTGTTCTCTAACCGCGTCAGTATAGGGATTTTCACTCTCACCCTTACCAAAGAATGTGTTGCGAATATCGTAAACGATATCCCTTACAAAACGACTCGGATTTTTCAGGAGTTCTGTTTGTAAAGTAGTTCTGAGATTACTTCTACGGAATTCAAGTTCTGCAATATTAACAAAAGTCCAATTTACCGTAGCAGTAATGTCTTGATCGACCTGTTCTTCAGTTCGATTTACAAGACGATTTCCTTGGGTTGCAACGAGTTTATCAATGAAGTTGTTAAGGTTCTCACCATAACCCATTTTCTCAACGAACTGGTCGGCAACTCTTTCAGTTTTAAGATTTGTATAACGAAAGTTCTTAGAGCTACAAGCATCCACAAAAACAAGTTGAATAATTTTTTGTGCTTTGGGCCAGCTAATCAGCTTTTTCAAAGCAAGATTAGCGTGCATCATTTTATATCGGAGAATGCGGTTTACCCTCTGAGGGATAGAGTTGGAATAAATAACATGACCAATCTCATGAAGAAGAACTGCCACAATTTCCGCAGGATTAGCATTAAGGTTCTTATCATAGAGCAAAATAGAATCAATTTCAAGAACCCACTCGTCGGTCTTTTGCCAAAGATCAATAACTACATCTGTACTGGACTTTTTATTGACAATAGCATCAATGATCTTTTCTATTTGATTTTTATTAGGATAAATGCTCATACCAAAA